AAAGCAAGCTTAAAAGAAGTAAGTCTTGTCGAAACACCAGCATTTGCAGAAGCAAATGTAACTAAAGTTGCTGCGAGCGAAAGCGAAGCAGATGCAACACCAACTACTACGGAAAGTGAGGCTATCTTGGATACAACTCCAGAGCCAACTGTTACACCGGCAGAGGTTGCTCCAGTAGAAGCTGCACGTCCAACGATTAGTGCTGCTATCTATGCTGAGCCACGAACGCCAATCAATTCACAAGCCAAGTACCTGCAATATGCAGTAAAGGCACAATTAGGAGATCACGAAGCTGGTTTATGGGTAAGAGGCGAAGATGCAAAATCACAGAAAATTACAGCCGCTGATGATTCATTCTCAACCAACCCTGCATTCTCACCAGTATCTTATGCAACAACTGTTGTAGATACTCTTATCGGATCACGTCCAACTATTGAGGCATGTGGCGGAGCAAAGGTTATTCCTAACTCTGGCATGACTATCTCACATCCTAAAATTACAACTTCAGGTACTGTTGCAGAGACTGCAGAAGGTGGCTCACCATCTGAGACAGGTATCGTATCTGCATACGTAAATGCAACTGTTAAAAAGTACGCTGGATTACAACGCTACTCAGTAGAATTACTAGAGCGTTCATCTGACAATCCTGCATTCTTTCAAGCGATGCTTGACAACATGACACGTGCTTATAACAAAGCAACAGATGCAGCAGTAATTGCTGAAATTACATCTGGTGGAACACTTGCAACATCACAAGCTACTACCTACCTAGGTATTCAAGCATTTATTGCACAAGCTGGCCCAGCTGCATATTCTGCAACTGGTGAACTAGCAAGCGCGTATGTTGCTGGTACTTCACAATGGTCTCTATTGATCGGTGCTAAAGATTCAACAGACCGACCAATCTTTACATCACAGAATCCAATGAATGCTGGTGGTACTTCATCACCAACATCAATTCGTGGCAATGTGCTTGGATTAGATCTATATGTTGATGCCAACATGGTATCTACAACTATCGATGATTCAGCATTTATTATTGTGCCATCAGCAATTGCAATTTATGAGAGTCCTGTATTACGACTTTCAACAAACGTACCAACATCAGGCGAAATTGAATTGATGCTGTACGGATATTTGGCAACTAAGACACTTGTGTCTGGTGGCCTACAACGCTACAACATGACAGCGTAATAACAGCAATACTTTAATAATCCTCTGGGGTTTAGTAGCCCTAGCCCCAGGGGAGCTTTTCTAGAGAGGACAACATGGCAGCCACAATGGTAACTAAAGCCGAATTACGTAGTAATTTAGGCATAGGTAGCTTATACAGTGACGCTACTGTGGAAGAGTGTTGCCAATCTGCAGAAGATTTAATTTCTAAATACCTTTGGCACAACGATGCTCCAGTAGTGGGCACATCTATTAGCAATAACGTAGCAAGCATAGTTTTAGCAAACCCTGGCATATTTGTTACAGGTCAAGAAATTACAATTAGCGATTCTGGTGCAACATATAATGGCACCTACACATTAACCGGATCATTCCCAGGTACTACAGTGCCAGCATCTATTGGCACAGCATTTTGGAGCACATACGCATTTAGTTCAAATCCTAACGGTTATAGCATTATTCAATATGCAAAAATAGCTGCAAACGACCCATTTCATTTTGTAAAACCATACGGCAGAGCCCTTGGCCCAGAGCATAAATCACAGGCTTACACTGCGACCCCTGCCATCAGAGAGGCTGCGATGATCGTAGCTGTAGACATCTGGCAAGCACGTCAAGTTAGCCAGACTGGTGGGGTAGGTATGGATGGGGTATCTGCAAGTCCGTACAGGATGGGATACCAATTGATAAATCGGGTCAGAGGCCTCATCCAACCGTATTCAAGTCCTAATTCACTGGTCGGCTAATGCCAGCCGCAATAACCACCCTTAGAACCACGCTAGCCACTGATCTAGCCAATGCAGGCGTGTGGTCTACCTTTGCTTACCCACCTGCAACTCTATTGGCAAACAGCGTTGTAATTACACCTAGCGATCCTTACTTAGTGCCGTCTAACAATGACTACACAAGCATCGCACCTCTAGCCAATTTTAAGGTAATGATCTGTGTACCAGCCTTTGATAATCAAGGCAATTTAGCAGGCATAGAAGATTTTATTGTTGCCGTTGTCACTAAATTAAACGCATCATCTTTGGTGCTAAACATATCAAGTGTCTCCGCTCCAGCTATCGCTAGTGTGGCAAGTGGAGATTTATTAACGTCAGAAATCACCGTATCAATTCTAACGAGCTGGAGTTAAAATGAGTCTAACACCGGAAGATTTAGCCTTCTTGAAAAAGATAGGCCAGATCGAAGAAGCACCAAAACCTGCAACTACTAAAGAGAAAGACAAGGAGTAATCATGGCCGTATTTTTGAATAATGGCGTTTCCGTCACATTCAATTCTGTAGACCTGTCAGCATATGTTACATCTGTAACTGTTAATCAATCATTTGATGAACTAGAAGTAACTGCTATGGGAGATACAGCTCACAAGTTTGCTAAAGGACTAGAGGCAAGCACTATTACTCTAGATTTCTTAAATGATAACGCTGCAACAACTGTAATTCCTACTTTGCGTGCTGCTTATGGTACAACTGTACCTGTGGTAATCAAGCAAACAACCGGAGCAGTATCTGCAAGTAATCCTTCATATTCAACAACTGTTTTAGTTAATAACCTAAACAACGTAAATGGATCTGTAAGTGATATATCAAGCCAATCAATTACATTTACCTGCAACAGCGTAATTACTGTAGCAGTAGCATAAGGAGAACTAATGGCAAAGCTAAAGATAACAAGGGCTAACGGAGAAGTATCTGAACACAAGATTACTCCGGGTGTCGAGTACGCTTTCGAATTAAAGTATGGTGCAGGAATATCAAAGGTCCTACGTGATCACGAACGTCAAACAGAGATCTACTATTTGGCGCACGAATGTTTACGTAGGGCTAATGTAACTGTGCCAGTCTTCGGCCTAGAGTTTATTGAAACCCTAGACACCGTTGAAGTATTGGATGAAGAAAAAAAATAACACAGCGTGATTCCATAACCTACACGATAGCCAGTCTGTCGGTAGAAACAGGAATTGCGCCCCAGGCTTTTATAGATATGGATTCAGAGATGCTTAGGACAATTGTCCAAGTATTGTCGGATCGAGCTAAGGAGATCAAGAATGCCAGTAAACGTCACAGGCGTTAAGGAACTCCAAGCCGCTATGAAGATATTAGATCCTAATCTTAATAAAGAAATGCAAACTGAAATTAAAAATGCAATGATTCCTATCAGGGATCAAGCTAAAGGCTACATGCCTGCTAATAATGAAGTTTTATCAGGCTGGCGTAAAGTCAATGTTACAGCTGAGCAAAAGTATCGGGCATTCCCATTTTATGATCAAGACGTAGCACGTAATGGTATTTACTATTCTAAAGGTGCAACTAGAGCCAATAAATCAGGATTCTCTATGGTTAATTTTATTGCTAACAAATCCGCATCAGGAGCGATCTTTGAAACTGCTGGCCGTAAAAACCCTGGCGGAGATCCTAAATCTGAAAGTCTTAATCCAAGAGCAGGCATTCACTTTATTCAATCTGCACAAAATGCAAGTCCATTAAAAGGTAACGGAATGCAACGTGGCCGAGCAATTTATCGAGCCTGGTATGAAGATGAAGGCAAAGTCTATGCAGCTGTACTTAAAGCCATAGATACTGTTGCCACCAAGTTTAACAATAGTCAATTGAAAAAGGTTGCATAATGGCCAGACCACCAAGTTTAGTCGTATCTGCGTTAGCCACTTGGAATGGTAAAGCCCTTGCTAAAGGTTCCAAACAAATATCTGACTTTGACAAATCAGCACAGAAGTTAGGCAGGACACTTACTAAGTATCTAGGTGCTACTGCTTTGGTAGCCTTTGGTAAAAGTTCAGTTAATGCTTTTATAGAATCAGAGAAGGCTGCGGCCAAACTACGTACCACAGTTAGTAACTTAGGTTTATCCTTTGAGCAATCAAATATCGACAATTATTTGCAAAAACTATCTTTACAGTTTGGCATAGTAGATGAAAATCTGATCCCAGGCTTTCAACGTCTGCTTATTGTTACTAAAGATGTTGCCAAAGCCCAAAGCATATTCCAGACTGCACTTGACGTATCAGCCGGTACTGGCAAAGACCTTACAACTGTATCTACAAGCTTATCTAAAGCCTATCTA